ATATTAACGGATTTTCCGTTTATACCTACCGAAATAGCTGCTGATAATAATATAGATTCTTCTTTAGCATTTAAAAATAGACGTCCACTGTTAAGAATTACCTGTGGTTTATTATAAGCATTAGCAGCTTCAGGTATTTTATTGTAGGAAAGTCTTTTGTTGTTAGCTTGCTTTAGAGGTATTTGGTGAAACCCTGTAAAGTATAGTGAGCCGAAATTCTTATTTACGTCTTCTATAACTCCTTCAAAGCCAGTTGGTGCAGTAATTTGACCGTTAGCAATTAATATTAAAGGTTGTCCGTTATTTTTTGAATTAACTAAAGGGTTATTCAAGTGCTGACTCCCTGTAAATCTTATAGATTGTCCTTGACGTCCTTGTATAACTGTATCTCCTGGGTAGCAAATAAGTGGGTTTATTTTTCCACTCTCTTTAAAACCTTTGCCGAATAGTACTTTTTGAAAGTTAGGGTTCTTTGTATTAGGTGAAGCATTATGTTCCGGAGCATTCCATACGTTAACTACCCTAACCCACGCTTTTCTGTTACCCTGACCTGCTTCACTTGTAGCGGCAGGACTAGACTCGATGGCAATTATCTCTCCTAGTAGGGGTATATCTTTATATCTAGCATTTCCTTGAAAAGCAAATGGCGGATTAGCAGCTTCGTCAGGGTCGACGTCAGCTCCGCTACTTACTGTTGCGTAGAAGCATCCGTTAATAGCAAGTGCACCGCCCATTTCTTTATATCTAGGATGTTTTTTATCCAAGATTATATCAACTACACGGCCGTAAAAAGTACCCGAATTACTCGAAGATCCTTTACCACCGCCGCCTGCTCCTGCTCCTCCGCCGTTTCTACTGCTCGCCATTATCCGTTTGGTTTACTTCTTTATTCATAGTCTCAGCCTCTTGTAGTAAGTCGGCTAATTCTGATAGATCGAATTCATCTCCACCTTTAGATTGATTGTTTTCAATTCGTTGAATGATAGTTGCTAGTTTAATTAAAGCATCGTCATTCTTAACACCAATCTCCATATATTCTTTAATCATAGGGACTACTAAGGTAGCATCTCCTATGCTTTCAATCAAAGGTTTCAATTCTGCAATCAAAGCAGTAACTTGTGAACGGGTAGATTTAGAATTAGTATGTATCTCTTGAAATAAATCAGCAAGAGAGGTTTCTCCAAAAATTTTCTTATCTAAACTCATACTTTTTTAATAATAAATAGGTTAGTCAAGAATATTGACTACTAAGCCGTTTTCACTATACTCGAAATACTTGTTATAGAATTCTGATTTTAGTTTAGATATTACTCTGGTTAGGTGAGGGGTTTCGCAGTCAGTCATCTCTCGAATATAAATATAAAGCGCTTTTTTCTTAAAGATATCTAAATCGTGTCTGGTTTTAAAGATAGTTAATACTGCATCTGCTATTTTAGCTTCTTGTTCTTTTGGAAAGAACTCATCTACTTTCTCATACATCTCTTCAATCCAAGCATCTAAGAATGCAGATAAAGTCATTTTAAACTGCCCATCTACTTCTAGATCCGGTTCATAAGACTCTTCTACATCTGAGAATGATCCGATTTGTTTTAACTTTTTGTAATTCTTATTGTTGTAGTTAATTAACCACCTCTTTACAATTGTACCAAAATAAGAATATGCTTTTGCTCCATTAGTAGGATCAAACTTCATAATCTTCTCTTCTAATAAAACAGAAACGATCTCATGTTTGAGATCTTCTATATGTTCTACGTCGGTATAGTAAAATTTAAAGGTATGTATTATATTCTCTGCCAGTTTGTAAAATGGCATGTATATATGATCAGTAAAGACCCTAGCTCTAAGAACTGGGTCTACTGAATTATTATAAATAACTATATACTCTTCTGTTTCTTTGGTAAAGTAGTTACTCTTAGCTTTCGTTCTTGCCATAATTAGTTGGGAGCATGTATCGGTTTAGCTCTTCTTGTACGTTTTGTAATTGTTTAAAGAAATAACCGACCTCATCATCTGATTGAAATGTTCCATTTTCATCTAATTTCTGGAGGTGCATTTTTGCTTCAGCTATAGTTGCTGAAATATTATTAAGGTACTGGACTTGATCTTGTACAACATCTTCATACTTCTCTACTTTAACAAGTAGGTTATATATTGCAAACATTGACGCAATCAAAAGTATACCTAAAATTCCTATAATCCAAATCATATTATAAATTTTTAATTAAGTTTGAAAGACCTTCTGAGGAGTTTACTGGACGGCCTGTAGTTGCTTTAGCTTTCTGTACTTTAGGTTCTGTACTACCTCCTTTATTCTTCCATAAGTCATATTCTACCTTAGAAGCCATAAAGTCTGCTGAATGTAAAATATTTACTATGTTAGTTTTCATTCTAGAGTCTGGATTATGACTAAAGAAATAAGCTTCATTAGCCTTATCAAATACTCCGTCATGTAATCTAATACCTAAATACTCATTGTGAGATAGCTTAACTCCAAACTTCTGTAGTATAAATAAAGAACGGTCTGGGATTAGCATAAAGGCAATTTCAGGATTAGGAGTGTACATCTCATGTAACTTATCTTGTCTCCATTTATCAGTTTGAGGAATATAACAATCTACCTCACCATCACCTATTTTACCTAGATCATGGAAGAGAGCAGCCATAACCAACTCCTCATCAGTGAAATCAATAGAAGCTCCCATAGATTGCCATAATTCTTTTTGTTTTATAGCACATTGTACAACTCTATTAACATGATCGATATAACCACCCGGAAAGGCATTATGGTACCATGACTTACTACTAGCAGGAGCCATTACCATATGTTCGGATAATGTTTCTACTAAAGTTAAAACTTGGTTCTTACGATCATCACCAATGTAGTGATTGATTATTTTAATATGTTTATCCCAATTTGATTGGATTTGTTCGGCACTTATCATAACTTGTTTTTTATTTATAGTATTTCCTTATCTTATATTATATCTTTATATATCTATATATTTAATATCTTATATATTTTATTTAATATCTTTATATTATATCTAATATCTTATATATTATCGAAGATATATAAAAAAACGCAGAATAGCCACTTTTTAATAAATTATTTTTCCGAATCCATTAAATTACTTTTCTTAGCACCTGGAAATTTAGCTTTCTTTACTGTCTCCTCTACTTCTTCTGTAGGTTCTACTGTTTGAGGAATTTCTGCTGCTGCTGCAATTAAAAAGTCTGCTACATCTGAACCGGTATCGGTGATTGGTTCGATAACTTTAACTTCCTTTTGTAACTCCGCAATCTCTTTTGCAATTTCAGACTTAGGTTGAGAAGGTTTAGGTAGGTCGTTTACTCTTTTTAACTCCGCTAAGATCTTTTCAGTAGCAGAAGCATGTACAGCCTCATTTGCAAACATACCCTTGTACAAAGATACTCCTAAAGAGTAGTAGATTTCATTTAATTCTTGAATTGTAAGATTCATATATGTTAATTTTTATGGTTTATACCTTAAGATATGAAGAAATACGCAAGGAAGCAACTATTTCTTGTAAGAAAACCGAGATTTTTTAGTGAGAATGAAGGGATTTAAGGGAGGGTGGGAGAGAATCCCGATAAGGCCGAAGGCCCCACGCGCATCGCGCGCATTTCGACCCGAAAATTTTTAATCTACAGGTGGTTTTAGCTTTAATTCCGCCAGTAAACTCTCGACGTTATAGTCGTATACAGGGTAGATGGCCGTAGATCTTAATAAATCCTCAAAGGATTTTATATGAGCACATCTTTCATACATTTCTTTATCTTGATAATAGTAAAGGAGGTGGTCGAGGGCGTAGAATACTCCCATCTTATCATATTCTTCGGTAATGTTGTAGATGTTTTCAAACTTTTGGAAGTCGATCTTAAGGAGGTAGGTGTAAAGACGGTCATAGAATTGTTCTTTTACAGTCTCTCTTACAGATTCATACTGCTCTTTATATCGCATCATGTACATCCCATCGATGATAGAGTAATTCTCCAGTCCCCTCACCACCATACCCATCAAAACGTAAGGGTTTTGAAAAAGGTGTTGTATGTTATGTTCCTCATATATTGCCTCGTCGGAGGCATTGAATATGTTGAATAATTTTTTAGGGTCTAATTTTTGCATTTATTAGCATATAATAGTTGCTTCTTTGATAAATATTCATTATCTTATTAGAAGTATAAGTATTAATACGCTGAAAGGCAACTAAATAAATAAAATTACGTATGGTGGAAGTATTATTTTTACTCTTAGGAGGAACTCTAGCCTTTGTTTATATGCAATATGAACAGAAGAAGGACCTGGAAAATAGGATTAAGACTCTAGAATCAGATTATATCTCTCTATGTACTCAGATCAAC